CGTCTCGCCCGTCAGGGCCAGAAAGACCTTGTGCTTGTCTACCTGCTCATGGCGGTCGGGACCGTCGATGAGATTGCGCGCGTTGCTGTGATCGACAAAGAAGCCGGTCAGCAGCTACTGTTCAAGCTGCTCGAAGAGATTCGCGCTGCGGTGCATCGCGGCGAGGATATCCCCGATTACGAGTTCGACGACGCTTACGACGAACTGATGACAGAGAACCTAGACCTATGAAAATGTATCCACGCGCACGAGAAGAGAGACCAGACACGAAGGTTCAGGACGACGACTCGAAGGCGATGCTGTTCGAGGGCGCAAGCATATCGCAGCTTGCCTCCCTCTTCGGTCACGATAACCGCACGATCACGAAGAAGATTCAGGGCGTTCGATCGGTCGGCAAACGGGCAGGACATCCTATCTACAAGATCAGTGAGGCAGCGGCCTATCTGGTCAAGCCGATGGGCGACATCGAGGACTACATCAAGAAGATGTCGCCGGACGATCTGCCACCGAAGCTGTCAAAGGAGTTCTGGTCCGGTCAGATCGCACGGATGAAGTTCGAGGAAGATCGTAACGACCTGTGGCGAACGTCGGACGTGATCGCGCACTTCGCGGATACGTTCAAGGTGGCTCGAACGACTATCATGCTGACCGTAGACCAGATCGAGAAGACTACCGAGCTTACCGAGCAGCAGCGAAACATGATGTTGGCGCAGATGGACAACCTCATGAATAGCTTGAACAAGAACCTGATCGAACAATTCCAAAATGAACCTGACCGAACCTTTGAAGTTCCTTCCAATGACGGCCGAGAAGCCGATGCAGCAGAAGAACCCGAACGGGCCGCCGTCGAAGACGCTGCTGACCCGGCAGAAGGTTTATAAGAGCCTCGGGGCCGTCGTCTGCGATCTTGCCGGACTGTTCAAGCCGCCCGAACGGCTGAAGGTGTCAGAGTCGGCGTCACGGTACGTCCACTTGAATACGCCAGGCGCTTACGTCGGGCCGTACCTCAACTCGATGGCTCACTACATGGTAGAGCCGATGGATGTCTCGATCTCACGCGACTACACTGGCGAGATTTTCGTCGGGCCAGCGCAGGCCGGTAAGACGCAAAGCCTGTTGCTGAACAAGGTCGCCCATCACGTCAAAGTAGACCCGATGGATATCCTGCTGTTCTGCCCTACGCAGTCAGCAGCGCGCGACTTCTCGATGCGTCGGGTAGACCGGATGCACCGGCACTCGCCCGAGATCGGCATGATGCTCGGTGCGGCGTCGGACGCCGACAACAAGTTCGATAAGCAGTACACAAACGGAATGATGCTGACGCTCTCGTGGCCGTCAGTAACTGAGTTCGCCGGTCGTCCTGTCGGCATTCAGCTACTGACCGACTACGACCGGATGGATGACGATATCGGCGGCGACGGTAACGCGTACGATCTGGCCTCGAAGCGCGGCACAACATTCGGATCGTTCGCGATGTGTCTGGCCGAGTCAACGCCATCACGCGAAGTCAAGAATCCGAAGTGGATCAGGAAGACCCGGCACGAAGCGCCGCCGTGTGACGGTATCCTCGGCCTGTACAACCGGGGCGACCGACGCCGCCGCTACTGGCCCTGCCCTGATTGTGGAAGTTACTTCGAAGCCAACTTCTCGATGCTGGTGTACGAGCGTCGCGGGACCAATCTTGAGTCTGGCGAGACGGTTCGCCTGCAATGTCCGCACTGCGAGGCGAAGGTTCACCCGGATCAACGCTCCGAGATGGATATGTGGGGTATCTGGCTGAAGGATGGTCAGTGGATAGATGAGTATGGCATCGTGCGCGGCGAGACTCCGCGAACATCCATCGCATCGTTCTGGCTCAACGGCGTGGCCGCTTCGTTCGTGACGTGGAAGAAGCTCGTCGAGTTGTACCTGAATGCGCTGGACTCGTTCGAGCGCACAGGCTCTCAGGAGGAACTGAAGAAGTTCTACAACAACGACCTTGGTGAGCCCTTCCTGCCGCGTGGCTCCGAGAACGAGCGCCTTCCCGAAGTGCTGAAGAGCCGCGCCGAGAAGCTGCCGCAACGCAAGGTTCCGGCCAATACGCGCATCCTGTTCGGCACCGTTGACGTGCAGAAGAACCGCTTCATCGCTCAAGTGTTCGGCGTTCAACCCGGCACGCCATTCGATCTCGTGCTGATCGACCGGTTTGACATCGCGAAGTCGAAACGGCTCGATGCGGACGGCGACCCGTACATGGTCCGGCCGCATACGTTCCTCGAAGACTGGAATCAGATCACGGAGCAACTCATCTCGAAGACATACGAGCTTGACGACGACTCCGGAAGACATATGTCGCTGCGGATGACGGTTGGGGACTCGGGCGGCCGGGAAGGTGTGACGACGAACGCATACAACTACTGGCGGTCGTTCAGCACAGACGAAGCAAACATGCCGTACGCGGGCCGCTTTCATCTGGTTAAGGGCGACCATACCCGAGGCATCCCGCGAGCCCGTATAACGTATCCTGACTCGAACCGGCGCGACAAGTTCTCGGTCGCTCGTGGCGACGTACCGGTTCTGATGTTCAACTCGAATGAACTTAAGGACGTGCTGAGCAACCGGCTCATGTGTACGGTCCCCGGCAAGGGCATGATCCTGTTTCCGGACTGGCTCGAAGACTGGTTTTGGGCCGAGCTTTGCGAAGAAGTGCGGGACGATAAAGGCTGGCACAACCCGAACAATCATCGAAACGAAGCATGGGACTTGGGCTACTACGCCCTCGGCTTGTGCGTCTCGCCGCTGCTGCCGGTCGAAAAGATTGATTGGGAGAGGCCGCCGCTGTGGGCCGAAGAGTGGGACAAGAATCCGCTCGTCTTCAGTCCGGACAAGGCGAAGCCTTTTGAGCGTCCGACCGAAGAGGCGTATGATTTCGCGCAACTCGGTAAAGCTCTCGGATAGGAGAATCACAATGGCACTGACGCCGGACCAACAGGTATTGCTGACGCAACAGCTTGCGGACGCGACTCTTGCGTATCACAAGCTGATGACCGGAAGACTGGCATCGACCGTAGTAGACCAGAACGGCGAACGCGTGACGTTCACAGCCGCCGACGCCGACAAGCTGAAGGCGTATATCGACGACCTGAAGTCGCAACTCGGCCTTGTGGATAAGTCCACGATGCCGACCGCGTTTCGGTTCATTTTCTAAAGGGATGCCATGAGCGAGATTCTCAAGCTGAAGCAGGCGGCACTGGCGGCCAGCGCTCCATCCGAGCAGATGTCGTTCTTCGGCTCGGACGTTGCGCCATTCCGCGGTGCTGGCTTCGAAGGCGCGGAGCGACGGCACCGTGAGACAGTGGATTGGCGGCCTGCGATGACTTCGCCAGATCAGCAGATCAACATTGTCAAGCCCCTGGCTGATGCGCGCTCGCGCGACATGGTGCAGAACGACGGCTACGCTTCCGGCGCAGTACAGATTCACCGGGATAGCATCGTCGGCGCGGAGTACCGTCTCAACGCGAAGCCGGATCATGTCGCCATCGGGAAGATCATGGGGACGAAGGCCGATCTCGCCGGTTGGGCGGAAGAGTTTCAACTTACCGTCGAGAGCCTGTTCGGTCTGATCGCTTCGTCCGAGTCATGCTGGCTCGATGCGTCGAGGCGAAACACCTTCACCGACATCATTCGTCTGGCCATCGGCACGTACGTCCCGGCCGGTGAAGTGTTGGCTACGAGCGAATGGCTCAGCAAGAAGTCGGACGGACAGCGGCCATTGAAGACCGCTATCCAACTACTTTCGCCTGACCGTCTCTCAAACCCGAATAACACTCCGGACATGCCGAACCTTCGTCGAGGCGTTCGGCTCGATGATCGCGGTCGCCCCCTCGCCTACACCATTCGGGGCGCGTATCCGACTGAAGTGATCGACCCGAACTCGTACAGGTGGGACGAGATAGCCGCCGAGAAGCCGTGGGGCCGCAAACAGGTCATTCACATCGTCGAGCAGATGCGTATCTCGCAGACGCGAGGCATCAGTGACATGGTTTCCGTACTGAAGCAGATGCGGATGACCAAGCAGTTTCAGGAGATCACGCTTCAGAACGCAGTCATCAACGCGAGCTATGCAGCGGCCATCGAGTCGGAACTGCCACGCGACGCTGTGTATCAATTGATGGGCGGCCCCGGCACGACGCCGGTTTTGCCGGGTCAAGGTAACGAGGCATGGCTCGGTCAGATCGGCGCGTACATGGCTGCTCTGAATCAGTATATGGAAGCCTCGGGCAACATCAAGCTCGACAGCGCGAAGATTCCACACCTGTTCCCCGGCACGAAACTTAACCTGACGCCGATGGGGACTCCGGGCGGCGTTGGAAGTGACTTCGAAGTCTCGCTTCTGCGTCACATCGCGGCAGCGCTCGGGCTGTCGTACGAAGAGTTCAGCCGCGACTATACGAAAACGAACTACTCGTCGGCTCGTGCAAGTATGGCGAATACGTGGCGCTTCATGCAGTCGCGTAAGAAGGTCGTAGCAGACCGGCTCGCGAACAACATCTATCAGCTTTGTCTCGAAGAGATGATTGCGGAGAAGATGCTGCCGTTGCCGCCCGGAATGACGCGCGACTACTTCTATCTGCCGCTGATGAAGGAAGCCTTCTCGGTCGCAGACTGGATTGGCGCATCGCAAGGCCAGATCGACGAGATGAAGGAAACGCAGGCAGCGCTGCTGCGTGTCAAGGGCGGTCTGTCTACGTACGAGCGCGAATCTGCCCGCCTCGGTACGGACTTCCGCAAGAACTTCGAGCAACTCGCCCGCGAGCAGAAGCTGATCGAGAAGTACGATCTGAACCTGAACACCGATGTATCCTCGCGCACGCTGCAAAGCGGCACTGGCGGTCCGGCTGACGACAATCAGAACAACGCCAGCACGACGAACAGCGACAGCACCACGAACAAGGGGAATAACTGATGGCGACCAACTCTTTCGCGCTCTCAATCGCCAACCGCATGAACATGCGAGAGCAACTCATGTGGCCGCAGGAGCAGACGAAACTGACGGCCTTCTTCCAACAACTCATGGAAGTTGACGAAGGTCTTGAGCAGGCTTCAGCAGATACCCATCGCTCGAAGCAGCTTCTGTCGGCATACGGTTTTCCGGAGAACACGCAGCAGTCAAAGCCGTTTGCGTACGCCGATGGCGTCGCGATCATCCCGGTTCACGGAATGCTGGTCAACCGCTTCAGCTATGGCTGGTCGTGGCTCACCGGCTATAATTTCATCCGCTCGCAGGCCCAAGCCGCCGCCGCAGACCCTGACGTTCACACGATTCTGTACGACGTGAACAGCGGCGGCGGCGAGGCCGCAGGCTGCTTCGAGTTGTGCGACGATCTGTTCGCGTTGCGCAGCGAGAAAGCGACAGTAGCGGTTGTAGACTCGTTCTGCTGCTCGGCGGCGTACGCGGTTGCATCATGCGCAAGCAAGATCGTCGTGACGCCCTCGGGATACGCTGGTAGCATCGGCGTCGTCGTAATGTGGGTCGGGTACAAGAACATGTTGCAGAAGGCCGGGATCGAAGTGCAGTTCATCACTGCCGGAGATCACAAGGTCGATGGCAACCCGTACGAAGACTTGACGGCAGAGATGAAGCAGAGCATTCAGGCCAACGTCGATCTGTCGATGGACGCCTTCGCAGCACTCGTAGCGCGTAATCGCGGTATGAGCGAGCAAGCGGTACGCGATACGCAGGCCCGCGTGTATCGAGCGTCAGAAGCGGAGACGGTCGGATTGATTGATATCGTGGCAGCGCCATCAAAAGCGTTGACTGCGTATCAGGAAACCGTCATGAACGCGGACGACAAAGAGGACGCTGACCCGAATGGTTCGGGCAGCAATGACGATGATGACGACCAATCTGGACAGGAGAATGCGATGACCCCGGAAGAAAAAGCAGCAGCAGACGCAGCAGCAGCGGCACAACTCTCAGCGGCTGCGGCAGCAGCATCGACCACGCAGGCAGCGCCTGTCAACGAGCAGGCTGTTCGTACCGCAGAGCGCGAGCGTATGAGCGGCATCCTGAACAGCGAAGAAGCGAAGAGCCGTCCGGCGCTCGCTAACCATCTCGCGCTGAATACCGAGATGTCGGTCGAAGACGCGAAGAAGATGCTCGCGGTTGCTGGCGTCGAGGCTGGCGCGAAGGCGGCGGCGGAAGTTACTTCCAAAGAAACGGCATCGGCGTTCACCGAAGCAATGAACTCCGGCAAGCATCCGAACGTGGGCGCTGGCGAAAGTGCTTCGGCCGGTACAGGCGGCGGGCAGGAGATGTCGCACGCGGACCGAATTCTTGCCAGCCAGGCGAAAGCAACCGGCAAGAAAATCGAGGCTAAGGCGTAAGCCCCGGCTCAATCGTTTATCAACTCTTAGGAGAGAAACATGTTTGGAAATGGCGATTTGGCTGCTGGCGGCAGCTTGGGCTCCCTGAACCCGGTTCATGTGTATGCGGGCGACATCGACGTAGTGTCGGAAAGCAACACCTACGAAGGCGGCCAGACGATCAAGCAATACACTGTGATGGCGCGCAACGCTGCGGGCAATCTCGTACCGTGGGACAAGGCGGCTGTGGACACGACGAACGAGATCGTCGGTATCGCGGCTCAGCCGATTACCACGGCAGCGGCGACGCCCGCGAACGGCCCTACCTTCGTCGGTGGGTTCTTCAACTTCGAGATTCTGGTGAAGCCTGCTGGTACGACTTTGCTGGACATGAAAAAGGCGCTGGATGGCCGCATCCTGCAAGTCGGGGTGCTGACCGGCTAATCGGCCGAGCAGTAACGGGCAGGCTAGTACATGCTGCCATCCGGTTTAAAACCACACTAGGAGAAGTTTGCGATGGAATACACGATCTACGACACAATCACCCTCTTGGGGGTTCTTCAGGTTCAGGAAACGTTCAAGCCGTTCTGGCTGAACTTCTTCCCGAATCAGGTCAACTCGGACACCGACACGATCATGTTCGACGTGCTGCCGCGTGACCGCCGCCTTGCCCCGTTCGTCGCTCCGAACGTTCAGGGTCAAGTGATGCGCGACCGTGGCTACACGAGCAAGGCGTTCCGTCCGGGCTACATCAAGCCGAAGCACGTTGTCGATCCGAGCCGTGCGATCCCGCGTCGCGCAGGCGAAGGCATCGGCGGCACGCTGACGGCTGAAGAGCGCTACAACGCGATCATCGCGGACAACATGCGTCGCGAGAAAGAGTTCATCACGCGCCGTTGGGAGTGGATGGCGGCTCGCGCAGTGATCGACGGAAAGGTGACGCTGGAAGGCGACAACTACCCGTTGGTGACGGTGGACTTCGGTCGTGACCCCAACCTGACGGCGGCCTTCACCGGCGCTGCCGCATGGGACCAATCGACCTCGGACCCCATCGACGACATCAACCATCACCGTCGTCTGGTGCAGTGGCTCTCCGGTACGTCGATCGACACACTGGTCTTCGGGCCGGATGCGTGGAAGGCGTTCTCGGAAAACGCGAAGGTTCAGGCGCTGCTGAATGCATTCAATCGCGGTTCGGCTACCGACTACAACACCGCGTCGATCAAGGGCGAGCCGTTCGAGTACATGGGCAAACTGTCGGGCAGCAACGGCATGGGATCGCTCGATCTGTGGATGTACAGCGACACGTACGAAGATGAAGACGGCAGCGGCCAGTTGATTCCGTTCCTCGACAGCGGTACGGTCTGCGGCTTCGGCTCGGGCATCGGCGGCTATCGGATGTACGGTGCGATCCGCGACCGTCACGCTCAGCTTCAGTCGCTCGCGATGTTCCCGAAGATGTGGGACGAAGATGATCCTAGCACGACGTACACGATGACCCAATCGGCTCCGCTGATGGTCCCGACGAACCCGAACTGTTCGTTCACCCTGAAGGTCACGGCATCGGTGCTGAGCTTCCCGAACCTGTTCGAAGGCTACCCCGGCGTGCTGACCCCTCCGGGATACGTTGCACCGGCAGCGTAAGTCGCGTCAGCCGGGTAGTTGGAAGTAACTTCCGGGGCCTTCGGGCCTCGGCCTCACGTCCAGATCAAGGAAGATCAAATGCCACTCCGCACCGCTGTTCACACCATCACCGTCGCTCGCGGCGAGCCGAAAGAAAAGATCGAGATTTTCAACGGCACGCCGATCCGCCGTATGCTCGCCCCGCTGGTTCGCATCAAGCCGGGTTTCGTCGTCGATCTGACGCAGGACGAACTCGACTACCTGAATCGCGAGGCTCCGGAGTCGATCCGCAAGCCGAAGCAGGAAGAGATCGACGCCTACAAGGCCGCTGGCGGCAAGGGTGACGAGTCGAAGGCTGCAACGAAGACCGACGCCGTACTTCAGGCTGAAGCTGCCGCCGCTGCTGCCGCTGAAGCTGCTGCCGCTGAAGCTGCTGCCGCTGCGGGCACAACGACCGACTCGAAGAAGGCTGGCGACAAGAAGGACGCTGCCTCGACCGACGATAGCGGCCTGTAATCGCCATGTCGTCGTTCGATTGGGCCGAGACCAAGGCAGAGATCAGACAGGCCGTCCACGACGTTCTGAAGGTCGATGCTGCGGTCGTGGTTGCTCCGGGCGACGAGCCGTTGGATATCACCGTTCGCTGGCACGACAAGATCAACCGGTTCGGGAACCTCGAAAACGCCGGATGGGCGCAAACCGTCGAGGGGATCGACCGGCTGATTTTTAACCGGCCGGAACTAACTTCCAAGGGCATCGTTCTGTCGAGCAACAGTATCGTCACCCTCAACGCGGCAGGCGATAAGTTTCAGCTTGACGTGAAAGAGCCGCCTAACGGACCCATCGAAGAGATTTGGGTCGTCGTGAGAATCCGATGAGCGTAACCGTAACTGCCGATGCGCTGGCTAACCTGTCGGACTACATCGACCGGCTACCCGGCGTAGCACGGCAGGCGGCCCGCCTCGCGATCAATCAGGTAGCAGCACGGTCAGGGATGAAGCGCATCTCTAACGCGATCTACGATCAAGTCGCCTTCCCGACCAACTACCTCACTCAGAACGACCGCCTTAGCGTCACGCAGCGCGCGACCGATGAGAATCTTGAGGCAGTCATCACCGGCCGGTTCCGGCCTACCAGCCTCGCCCGCTTCATGAACCCCGGCCAGACGCAGCAGACGGCCCGGATGGGCGGTGTATCGGTTCAGGTGAAGCCAGGGCAAAGTATCGACATGAAGAACGCGTTTCTCGTGAAGCTGCGACAAGGCGCGCAGTTGACAGAGACGCAGTACAACATGGGCCTCGCGATCCGCGTGAAGCCCGGTGAGTCGGTCCGCAATCGCCATAACGGCACTGCGTATCAACTCTTCCCGAACGTCTTCCTGCTGTATGGGCCTTCTGTGAATCAGGTTTTCCGTGGAGTCATCGACGAAGTTGGCGGGGACATCGCGGATGATGTAGGCGCAGAGTTCCTGCGGCAGTTCACTCGACTGAGCGACTGATGACAATTCCAACAGCTAACCAGCTACCGCGTCGGCTTGCGATCCTGAAGCGGCTGACGACGCACCTTCAGGGCATCACGCCAGCGAACGGCTACGCGTACGACCTGTCGGCCTCGGTGTTTCGCGGCAAGACGGTCTACGCCCCCGATAGCTCGCCGCTGCCTATGCTGTCGATCCTCGAAAGTGGACGCCCTGATAGCGGCGTTTTCGCGGGCTCAGGCAAGTACGCATATAGCGAGACGTGGGACATCCTTCTGCAAGGCTTCGCGCAGAACGATACGGCCAATCCGACCGACCCGGCGTACTTCCTCTGCGCTGCTGTTCAGGAGCGTCTGGTGAGCGTTATCCAGATGAACCCACGTACCGGCCTCGGCGTCGATCCGGTCGCGTTCCGGCTCGGCGGCGTCATAACCGATCTACTTATCGGCCCTTCAGTGGTCCGGCCGCCCGACAATCAGGTATCATCGACGGCGTTTTTCTACCTGCCCTTGAGGGCGGTATTTCAAACCGACAACACTCAGCCATACGTTACGGTCGAGTAAGTCGTTTTACTTCATCAACCTTGAGAGGCGTATATGGATCAGAACATTGACGATCTCGTCGTCGGCCGTGGCCGACTGTTCTTCAATCAGTTCCTGACCGGCACGACGACCGGTACGGCCGAGAAGTTCTTCGGCAACGTTCCGAGCGTTCAGCTTGCTCAGCAGAACACCCAACTCGACCACTATTCGAGTCAGTCCGGTCTGAAGGTGAAGGATCGGACGGTTACGCTGCAAAACGACCACACGATCACATTCGCATCCGACAACATGAACGTTGCGAACCTCGCGCTGTGGTTCCTCGGTGTGCAGGACACGGAGACGACTGCATCGGCTACGCCGGTTACGCAGGACTGGAATGCAGTGCTCGGCGCGTACTTCCAGATGGGCGTGGACGCCGACCATCCGCAAGGTCTTCGCGACGTTACCGCCGTGACGGTAATGAAGGCGGCAGTCGCGGTCGCTGCTGCTGGCAACTACGAGATCGACCTCGCGGGCGGCCGGATTTACATCGAGTCCGACGCTACGGACATCATGCCAGATGACGTTCTCACGATTGGCTGGACAGCGGGCAACGGCAAGCGCATCTTCGTCATCGACCAGGGCATTCAGGTCTTCGGCTCGCTGCGCTTCATGTCCGATAACCCGGTCGGCTCGAACAAGGATTTCTTCTGGCCGTACGTTCAGCTTTCGGCCAGCGGCAACCT